GCATTGAAGTTTGATTCTCAAAGAGTTGTTTATTCTGACTTACAAAGCGGAACTGCTAATAACGACCTTAACGCCGTTAAAGAAATGGGTATGTTGCCAGAAGGAATTATCTGCAACCCTTACCTAACTTCTGATACTGCTTGGTTCGTTCTTACAGACGCTCAAGAAGGATTTAAGAATGTTTCAGCCGTTGATGGTGAGTTCTCTAACGATGGCTCATTTGATACTGCCGATCACAAATACAAGCTTATGTCTTTATTTGCAATGGGCTGGACAGACCCTCGTGCAGTTTATGGTTCTGCTGGTGTATAACCAATAACCATTATAATTTAGGCGTGGTCATTAATTTGGCCACGTTCTTATGAACGCTTAAATTTATATATTATGACTACTTCAAGATTTACAAACGGTGTTACAAACAACACTAAAGAAAACATACTAGGGCAATTAAAAGAATTAGACCCTACTATTAATCATACTTATTTTAATGACTTCGATACTTACGCGGCTGGTGATTGGACTATAACAACTACTGAAGCTGGCGCAGGATCTGCAACTGAAGCTTTAACCAATGTAGATGGCGGTGTTTTGCTCGTTACTAATGATGACGCTGACAATGACGCTGACTTCTTCAACAAAGTTGGTGAATCATTCTTAATGGTAGCAGGTAAAAAAGCTTACTTCAAAGCTCGTTTTGCTGTATCTGACGCTATTCAATCTGATTTTGTTATTGGTTTACAAATCACCGATACAACTCCTCTTGCAGTATCTGATGGAATATACTTCCAAAAGGATGACGGAGACGCTAGTTTAGATTTTCATGTAACTAAAGACAGCTCTTCAACTTCTGCTAGTGCTATTGCAACTGTAGTTGATGACACTTACATTACTGTAGGATTCTATTATGATGGCGTAGATTCAGTTTACTACTACGCAGGTACTGATTCTAAAAACCCTACATTACTAGGAAAATCAGCGGTTACTAACCTTCCAGATGACGAAGAATTAACTATTTCCTTCGGTATTCAAAATGGCGAAGCAGCAGCTAAAACCATGTCTATTGATTACATCTTTGTTTCTAAAGAAAGATAATCTCTTGAGGGGATTTATTCCCCTCTTAACTTAAATAGGTATTTATTATGAGACCAATAACTTTAGACATTGACTTAGCAACTATAGATGTTGATGGTATTTTTGAAAACCAAACTCTAGTTGGTGCTGGCGATGTTAGTTTAGATGGCGCAGAAGTTTCTGGCGGTGTATGGACTACCCCAGATGGATTCGCTCATCAAATAGCAATAGATAGTGCTGGCGATGTTAGTGGCGTTACTTTTACTATTACAGGATATAGCGACCCAGACCAACATAATCTAATTACAGACACTATTACTGGTGTTACTACAACAGCAGTAGAATCAACTAAATATTTCTATTCTATTACTTCAATTGCTGCTGATGGCGCAGTTGGATCTAATATCTTTGGCGGTATTATTGATGAAGCTGTAACTCAAGCCATTCCATTAAATTGGAGAGGTGGAGTTACTTCTGTAAATGTAGATGTAACTGGGACACTTGATATCACAGTTCAAAACACATTTGACAATATCCAAAACTTAGATGATTTAGATTTTAATTGGCAAGACTGTCCTTCTCCGGATTTGGTTAATATAACCTCTTCAACAAATGAGGCTTACGAAGGATTGCCAAGAGCTTTAAGGGTTAAGATTAACTCTTACTCTACTGCGGCTGAAGCGCAAGTTGTTATAATTCAAAGAGACGTTTAGTGTCAGTTACTAGCCGTATCACTCTAGGGAATGGGCTAAATGTTGACTCTAATATTAGGTTTGTTAGTAAAAAGAGCCAACTCCCATCTCCCTCAAGTGGATTGATACAATTAGCGGATAATACAACCTATTTCATTCTAACAACGATAGATTTAACCGGCGATAGATTAGTTGGAGGTCAAAATTCAGTTATAATAGGTGGATCAAGTGAAAACTGTAGATTAAAATCAACAGGACTAACTGGAAATGCTTTAATAACAAGTAACTACACGCTACCTATTCGCCACATTACTATTGAAGCTGCCATTGCCTTAGATTTAGACGCTAGCGCAAATTCAGACCAAGCATTAGATTGGCTTGGCGTAAACTTTACTGATTGCGTTAGTTGCGGGACAATAAAAGGATATGATAACTTTATATTAAAGAGCGCGGCTTTCTTGAACAGCGGAGAGTTGACCTTTGACGGGTCTTTTGATACTATAGCCTTTGAGACTACGTTATTTGACACTAGATCCACAAAAACATCAATAGTCCTACCTAGTACACTAACTGTTAATAGACGCTTTAGAATTATATACTCTTCGTTTGTTGTAGAGTCTGGAGAAACTGGAATCAACGCCTCTGATTCAATGACTATACCCAACGAAGGATATATACTTGATACAGTAGATTTTTCTGGCGATGGAACATATATAACAGGCGTAACTACCGATGATAACAAGGCTAGAATAGATAATTGCAGAGGAATAGATAATAGTGCAAATATTGCTCAATATTATTTCACAAGCAATGCAACCACTACTACTATATCCACACAAGGAACTTTTGTTAAAGTCGCTGGAACTACTTCCGCAGGTGATTTTATTGAGAAGTTTGACGTTACTACCACTTCGAACAAAGCAACCTTTGAAGGGTCTCGTTCTGGCTTTTATAAAGTTACTGCCGTACTTTCTATTTCAGGTGGCAATAATAAAGTAGTTTGTGCTAGAATAGCAAAGAACGGAACAACCTCTGCACAAAGTCAAACTTGTTCAACTACAAATGCGGGAGGTAGAAGTGAAAATGTAGTATGCCAAAATATACAACTTTTAGACACGGACGATTATATAGAAGTATTTATTGCTAATGATACTGACACAAGTAATTTTACTGTAGAAGATATTAACGTAACTATTGAGAGGCTAAATTAAGCATGAAAAGAGATTATTTAGTAATATGCGACCGCTCAGGCTTTAAAGCTTGGAGGTCAGAATGCAGGAAAGAATGGGATGATAAACTAGTTCTTAAAAGGTTTTGGAGAAGAAGAAATCCATTAGATTTTGCTCCACCTGCTATAACTTCTGAGCCAATAGCAGACGCTAGACCAGAAGGAACTGATTATTTTGTATCTGTTAATGAAGTGCAAGCAAGTGACTTATAAAACAGAAACATTTAATATATTTAAACCCAATAGTGAAAAGTACCTAACTATATTAAATGGTTGGTACCAAGAAAGAGGCTGGCACCCAATACCAGCTTCAACTACTGGAGTTATGGTATTTGGTGAGAATCCTATATGCGCTGGATGGTTATATAGTACGGATAGCGCAGCTTGTTTGGTTGGTAATATAATATCATCAACCGATAAAGTTAAAAATAAAAAAGAAGCTATTAAAAAATTGCTTGCAAAGTTAGAGCTAGAGGCTAAAAATAGAGGCTTCAAAACAATATTGTTTTTTATGACCGTAGAGAGTATAAGTAAAATAGCTCAAGAAGAAGGTTATATTAAAACAGGAAAAGTTAATGAACTTGTAAAAAACATTACCTAGTTGTCTAGGGTTATTGAGGAAATAAGTCAGTATAAACAAGTAATCAATAAAACTATGGGTGGGGCAATAGGTGCTGTTACAGGCGGCATAATTAACGATAGAGCAATAGGCAAGGGCGTTGGAAAAGCGCAAGAAGGATATGGATCTGCAAATAGAGCATTAAACGAAGGCAAATCAGCCGCTTTAAATTATTTAAACCCATACATAGGTCTAGGCGAACAAGCTATTAGTCCACTTTCAACATTATTATTAGGCAAGAGCTTTGACCCCGAAACTGGAGAATATAGTGAGGTGGCCGAAGGAGATAGATTAAACGCATTCTATGAATCACCAGACTATCAATACAGATTAGATCAAGGTCAAAAACAAGTAGAAGCCAGTCAAGCTGCTAGAGGTGGGTTGCTATCTGGTAGAGCTATGCAAGAACTTCAGACAAGAGGACAAAACGAGGCATCTTCCGAATATGGTAATTTCTTATCTAGGTTGGCCGGGCTTACAGGAATGGGTCAAAGCTCTGCAACAAATGCTGCCGGGATTGAAACAGGAACAGCAAGTCAGCTAGCTAATAATTATGTTGGTTTTGGCAATGTCTCAGCTCAAGGCAAAATAGCTAGAGGACAAAACTGGGCAGATACGGCAGGAACGTACGGAAGTAGTATGGACCAATTTGGGCAATCTCAAGTTGCAAGTGGGGCGGCAGCACCGGGATCATTTTCAGACGAAAGATTAAAGAAAAACATAAGGTTGGTTAGAGCCTCTAAAAGCGGAATACCTATATACGAATTTGAATATATTAATAAAGATTTAGGAGACGGTCGCTATGAGGGCGTAATGGCTCAAGACCTACTAGAATCACACCCAGAAGCAGTAAAAGAAAAAGACGGCTTCTTAAGTGTTGATTATTCTTTGATTGACGTTGATTTTAAGGAGGTATAAATGCCAGATATAGGATTATCAAGATTTCAATTACCTAGTCAAATGCTTGCCAGAAATGTTGGCATAGAACAAGCTCGAGCGCAAACAGCTCAAACTAGACAGCAAACAAGCGGATTAGAGCAGCAACAAAGATTGCAACAGCAACAATTTGAACAAAAAGCGGCATTGCAGCAATTAACTCAAGAAGCCTTTCAAAATCCACAAGCATTAAATGCTTTAGCAGGAGTTGATCCTCAAAAAGCTTCTCAGATACAAGAATATCAAAACAACCAAGCTATATTTAAAGGCCAAGCAGCAATGGCTTTCAAACAGACCGACAAAGACCTAAAGCCACAAGCTTATCAAGAGACACTAAGAAGCTTAGAAAGTAGAGGAATTGATACAAGTCAGCTACCTGATGAATATGACTCGGCTTTAGTTGATCCCTCTGTAGATTTAGCTATTAATAGTGCTAGGGATATTGAAAAACAAATGGCCCCAGCAGGAATTAGCAATACTAATGCTCCTTCGGCAGTAAGGGAATTTCAGTTCTATGAATCTTTGTCCCCGCAAAAGAAACAAGATTTCTTAAATGTAAAGAGAAATACTTACCAAACAGGCCTTACTACCGATGAAAGTGGAGATGTAGTTCCTATGAGGGGAATTGCAGAGGCTAAAACGGATATTAAAGCTGCGGAAGCTAGAGGAACAGAATCTGGAAAACTGGACGTTGAGAGAAGAAAGAACTTAGCGAAGGCTAATACAGCGTTAAAGTCCTTAGAAACTCAATCTAAGATTGTTACAGGGAGCATTGATAAGGCGTTAGGCACAATTAATAAGTTTTCGACGGGTTACGGGTCTTACTTGTCGTTCTTGCCTAATGCTGACGCTAGAAAGCTTAAAAATTATCTTGATACAATTAAAGCTAATGTTGGCTTTGATAAATTACAGCAAATGAGAGATAACTCTCCAACTGGTGGAGCTTTAGGGCAAGTATCAGAAATGGAAAATAAATTGCTACAAGCTGTTAATGGCGCTTTAGACCCAGCCCAAGCAGACCAGTTAGAAGCTAACTTAAAGCAAATTAAAGCTTTATATCCTCAAGTATTATCCGAAAGAACGGAAGCATTTAATGCTGATTATGGTCAATACTTACCAAATGAAAAAAAGGTAGAAAAAGCCATCAAAAGATATAACCCTGAAACAGGGAGGTTAGAATAATGCGCAGAATAGAGTATAATAACGAAGTATTAGAATTTCCTGATAACATGACTGACTCGCAAATAGAATCAGTTATTAAACAACAATACGAACAGCCTCAAAACGATTCTCAAGTAGAATCTACAAAAAAAAGAGATATTGGCGCAGTAGAAGCGGGAATTACTGGATTTGGGCAAGGAGCAAGCCTAGGCTTTGGGGATGAGATAATAGCCGCACTAGCTACTCCAGTAGTTTATGGAGGAAGCAGACTGGCTGAGGCGGCTGGATTTGACACAAAAGGATTAGCTGATAAAACTTTAGCGGAAACTTACAGAGGAGAGCAACAAAAAAACCAACAAGGTATAGAAGAGGCAGCAGAAGCCCAGCCGGCTGCTTTTCTTGGTGGAGAATTAGCTGGTTCCGTAGTTGGAGCTGGAAAGTTAGCTCCCAAGGGATTAGGCCAAGCAATGAGAACTGGAGGCTTACCTGCTAGAATGGCAAAAGGTGCTGCTTTAGGGGCTGGCACTTCTGCGGTTTATGGTGCCGGAGTTGCTGATCCAGATAAAATATCACAAGGTGCAACTGAAGGTGGAATACAAGGTGCGGCATTAGGAGCGGCAATACCAGTTGCTGGAAACTTACTAAAGTCTAAGCCAGCTCAATCCACCGCTAAACAAATAAGGCAGGCAGCTAGTCAGGCGTATAAAAAGGCAGCAGAAGAGGGTGGAGTTCTTAAGTCAAAAGTTATTAATAAATTTATTAATGATGCATCTTCTCTAGCCCCTCAAACTCAAGAGGGTAAAATATTAGCTGGTGATGATTCTTTCACCAAGTTAATTAATAATGTTAAGTTGCTTGAGAATAAAAATATATCACTTCAAGGCGCACAAGAAATAGACGAAATACTTGGAAATAAAATTGATAGCTTCTTTGATCCTAAGACTGGCAGAATATCAAAAGAAGGACTAAAAGTTCAGCAAGTTCAGCAAGCATTTAGAAAAAGCGTAGAAAACGCAGGAATAAAAGACATAGTTGGATCAAAAGCAGGTTTTGACTCGTTAAAAGAAGGAAGAAAATTATGGAGCCAAGCAGCTAGGCTTGATGATATAGAAAGAATTATAGCAAGAGCAGAGCAAGCAGATAGTCCAGCTACGGCATTAAGAACGGGGTTTAGAACTTTATCCAATAACCCATCAAGACTAAGGGGATTTAGTAAAGAAGAAAGGTCAGCTATAAAGAAAGCAGCTAAAACAGGGATAGTTACAGATACTCTTAGGGTAATGGGAAGTCGATTACTTCCTATTGGAGCTATGGCCACAGGTGGCGGAGTTGGAGGAGCTGCCGCAGCTCAGTTAGGATCAATCAGCGCAAGAGGACTGGCTGGAAAAGCTCAAGCAAAAAAGGCTGAAAAAGTATTACAGACTATTTACGGACAAGGTCAAAAACAGCTACCTAGATATCCACTTTCTCCAGCATTAGCTGCACCAATAACACAAACAAGCACAGAAAATGGCAACTAGCGGAACAAACACATTCACACAAACAAGAAACCAAATCATCAACAGGGCAGCCTCAATTCTTGGAGTTAAAACAAGAGGAAGGAATTTGACCGCAGAAGAGATGAACGATGCAAGCGACATCTTAAACATGATGACTAAATCTTGGAAGTCCAAAGGGCAATATCTTTGGAAAACAGCGGAAGGGACTTTGTTCCTAGTGGCTAACCAAGCTAAATACACCCTTGACGGCTCAACAGCTAATGCAACTGAAAACTTCAACCAAACTACCACAACAGCCTCTACAGCAAGCGGAGCGTCTTCTTTTGACGTAACAAGCGCAACTGGCTTTGTAGTTGGTTATAACATAGGAATAGCACAAGATGACAATACTATTCATTGGACAACTATTGCTAGTATTTCAACTCTAACAATTGGACTTGATGATAATCTAACGGCGGACGCAGCAAGCGGAGCTAAAGTCTATGTTTATCAAACTAAGATTAACAGACCAGAAAGAATACCATCTTGCAGATTAAGATATGACGATGACGCAACCGATACTTTAGTTTCTAAAATCTCAAGAGATACTTATTTCAACTACTCTAATAAAACAGCCAACGGGAAGCCTAACAGCTTTTTCTACGACAAACAATTATCTCACGGTGATGTTTATACTTACCCTACACCAGACGATGCAACTGATACTATCAAATTTACTTTTGAAAAACAATTTTTTGATTTCTCAAGTGCCGTTGATGATCCAGATTTTCCAGTTGAGTGGTTATTACCTTTAGCTACTAATCTAGCTTATTGGATGCACTATGACTATGGAATTTCAGCAGAAAAGGCAGAGCGCATTAAAAGAGACGCAACTGAACTCTTAGCCGATTCAGAGGGTTACGATAGAGAAGATACCTCTATTTACTTCCAACCTCAAATGATGGGATAATGACTAATACACCAACAACAGAAATACAGTTCGGGATAAATAGTTACCAATCACTAAGCGGTATAATGTCTAGTGAAAGGTTAGTTAATTTATACGCAGAGATAGCACCGCCTCAGTCACCATTTAGAGGAATGTTAGTAGGTACGCCCGGATTAAAAGAGTGGAAAGACTTAAATCAGTTTGAGCCAGTTTACGGTTCTATTGTTTTAGGTAATTTTATGTATGTTGTCTGCGGTTTGAATGTTTACCAAATAGATAAAACTAAAACATCAACCCTAATTGGAACCTTAAGCGGAACTCCGGGCAGAGTGATGATGACTCATAATAGAACTCAGATCACCATACTAACTAGCAACGGCGATTCTTATTACTACGACACGGGCACAAGCACTTTTGATAAAATAACTGACTTAGACTATCAAGGCGCATCAAGCGTAACTACTTTGAACGGATATACTATATTTAGCGTTCAAGAATCAGATCAATTCTTTATATCTGCTTTAAATGATACAACATCTTACGCAGCACTAGACTTCGCAACGGCGGAATCAGAGCCAGATAATTTGGTAAGAGTGTTCGCTATAAATAATGAATTATGGCTTTATGGAGAAAGCACCATTGAGATCTGGGGAAACACAGGAAACGCAACTTTCCCTTTTGAAAGAATAAGAGGAACTTATATTGAAACAGGAACTCAAGCTAAATATTCAGTAGTAAACGACCAAGAGGGTATTTTCTGGCTAGGAGATGATAATTCTATTTATCAAGGTATAGGCTACCAAGCTAAAAGAATAAGCACTAATCCTATTGAATATGCTATCGATGGCTATACTACCAAGAGTAACGCATTCTCCTTCTTTTATATCCAAGAGGGTCATAGATTCTATTGTATAACATTTCCAAGCGAAAATAAAACGTGGTGCTACGACACTACAACTGGATTATGGCATGAAAGATCCAGTAGGAATCCAACCACTTCACTAAGTGAAAGGTGGCTTGCTAATTCACTATCTTATTTTGCAGGATTAAATCTCGTTGGAGATAAGAATACAGGAAAAATATACGAACTAGACTTAGATACTTATACAGAAGATGGAACTGAAATTATAGCCGAAGTAATAACTGCTACCGTATTTAAAGGCTTTTCTCGTATGCACAGCAATAGATTAACTCTTATTATGGATACTGGAGTTGGAATTGATGGAAGTGGACAAGGTGATGATCCAGAAATAATGCTACAAACCTCAAGTGATGGTGGAAAAACCTATACTGAGGAGATGTGGCAGCCAGTAGGCCCTATAGGAACTTATGAAACGGAAGTATCTTGGCTGAAAATAGGATATGGAAGAAGTTTAATATCTAAGATAAGAATTAGCGACCCTGTACGTAGAAGACTTGTAGCTGCAATGCTAGATCAAGAAGTGGGGTATTCATAGTGGCAATTCCAAGTTCAAGAGAAATAGTATTACAAGAGGAAGTTTTTAACAAAGTTTGGTTTAGTTTTCTTGAAGAGATTAACAGAAAAGCCAGGAGTGATACACAAATAAAGCTAGGTGGCCTTATAAGTTCTGACACAACAAGCGCAGCTAATAGCGGAACTGGTCAAACGGATTTAATAGGATATGATTTAGCTAAAAATAGCTTGAAAAATAACGGCGATATATTAGAAATAGAGGCGTGGGGTGTATATGAGGCCAATGGTAATAATAAAACTATTACTTTAGAATTTGGCTCACAAACTATATTAACCACGGGCGCAATAGCTGCTAATGACGGGTCTTGGAGAATAAAAGCTAAGATTATAAGAACGGCAGCCGCAACGCAAGAAATCATTGCTGAGATTATATCTAGTAATGCCAGCGTTTCCGATTCAGTAACAAGAACGGCAGGAACGCAAACTTTGAGTAACGAATTAACGATTAAATGCACAGCTACTGGTGGAGCTTCTAGCGATATTACACAGTATGCTTTATTAATTAATTTAACTCCTAACTCATAGATGGCACAAAGATTTAATTTTCCAAGAGAGCAAGTATTTTCAGATTTAGGCGCAATAGGTGCTGGATACAAACTACATACTTACGAGACAGGCACAACAACCCCCCTAGCAACTTATTCAGACACAGCATTAAGTGTTGCAAACGCTAATCCTACAATAGCAGATAGTGCAGGTAGATTTGGAGATATCTTTGTTGATGACTTGAAATTATATAAGGCGATCTTGAAAGACGCTGATGATAATACAATTTACACAGCAGACCCAGTTGATCCAAAGGTATTTAGTTTAGCAGATTTTGACCCTAGACCTACTTCATTTTGGGGAACTACAGTAGGAACAGCAGATGCCTTCACTTTAACGGCAGATCCAGATGTTAGCTCTTACTCATCAACTCAAACCTTTTTCTTCGCTTGTCACTTAGATAATAACGCAGGTGCTACCTTAGCGGTAATTAATAGCACAGAAACATTAAGCGCATTAACTCTTAAAAAATACGATGGCGCAGGGTCTAAAGTTGATTTAGAGGATGGAGATTTACAAGCTGGCCAAACATACTCTGCCAGAAACGACGGCACAGATATTATAATTTTAGGGAAAAACCCTGCTACTACTTCAAATAAAGGAATATCACTACTTCCTAACCCAATAACAGTATTAAACGGCACAGACACGGATCACGACATCGATTTCACGGCTGGAGTATTCCAATTTAATGACGGAAGCGGGCAATCCATTGCAAGTGCATTAACTAAGCAAATAGATGCTACGTGGGCTGCTGGTGATGACGCAGGAGGGTTGGCTGATGCCTTAACTTTGGCGATTGATACGACTTATCACATGTTCGCTTTATCAAACGAAGCTGGATCATCAACTGACTTTGGTTTTGATACCAGCTTAACTGCTGTTAATCTTCTTGCGGATTCGGCAGTTATATCGGCAGGACTTACTAAGTATAAAAGAATCGCTAGCTGCATTACTGATGGCAGCTCTAATATTTTAAATGGATCTTATCACTTTAATCCTGACGGGTCTTATAACTTTAAATTTTCAAACCCTATCAACGATGTACTGGACACTAATCCTGGCACTTCTGCGCAAGTAAATACTATGAGTACACCAACAGGCTTGCAAGTTAAATGGAATGGCGTGTTTACAATGTTTGACGATTCCCCTGATGCCAATACTTATGGGTTAATGACATCAACGCAAGATGCCAATATTACCCCTACTTTTAGTTCACATCACATATTTATCCCTACTATAGCTGGAAGCGCCAACTTTGTTGGATCTGTATGCCCACCCGACATTTACACTAATACTTCCTCTCAAACTCGATATAGAATATCGGCATCAACAGCGGATCACGATGTTTACTTAATAACGACTGGCTGGAGCGAGTTTAATTTATAAAACCATGAAAATATACATAAAAAACACAGACACAAACAAAATAATAATTATAGAAGCTGAATCTTATGGGTCTGTATCTAAAAACTTTCGTACAACCCCTTACGAACAAGTGAGCGATTCTGAAAAGAATGATTTTCTTTTACAGGAAGCTAAAGACAAAAAAATAGAGGAAGTTAGATCTTATACAAAGTCTTTGATTGCATCTAAGTATAGTGAAACCGACCAATTAAATATATTGGGGTCAGGGGATGAATTAGCTATTGCAGAAAGACACGCTTTTATTGACCCTATTTTAACCAAATCAAGATCAATTAGATCTAAGATAATGAATAAAGACTGCGACACTTTAGAAAAGCTTAACGCAATAAACACGGATTTTTAATGGGGATAACTAGAAATATTACACAAGGATTAACAAAAGGGATAACAAGAGGAATAATACAGCCTTTCAACTATTATATCTTTACGGTCAAAACAGACAACGCAGGAACATCTAATGACGATCAATTCACTTTGCCTTTAGTTTCTAGTGGAGCTTATAGTTTCTATATTGATTGGGGAGATGGTATAGTTGACCATATCACATCCTACAACCAATCAGAAGTGACACACACCTATGCAGACGGCGCAGGGACTTACACGCCTAGAATATGGGGATCTATAAAAGGTTGGTCTTTCGACAATGGCGGAGACAAATTAAAGTTTTTAGATATCTTGCAAGTGGGGGTATTTGACCACGGGAATGAAGATGGGGCTTTCTACGGATGTTCTAATTTAACATCAATAACAGCAAGCGATAAGCCATTATTTTCAAGTTCAGGCACTAGCGTTGTATCTTTCTTTAGAGACTGCGGATTTACTTCTTTAGATTGGTCTATTTACAATTTTTCGTCAATAACAAGCGCTGCAAATTTCTTAAACGGCGTGACATTAACTCAATCTAATTTTGACGACCTTCTTTCTGACTTAGAATCTTCGATTGATGGATTACAAGATTCAGTAGTAATTGATTTTGGGAGTGGTGTTTATTCAATTGGCGATCCAGAAACTACAATTTATAACTTAATTAACGACAAATCTTGGTCAATTAGTAGTGGTGGGCCTGCAATACCGAATCTAATTTTTTGGATTGATGGTCATGATGCAAGCACCATCACAGAATCTGGATCAATTATATCTGAATGGGATGATAAATCTTTAGAAGATTACAATATATCAACTGGTTCTGCAACTTATGACGTGACAGATCCAACAAAACCAGTTGCTCAATTTAATGCAACTTCAGATTACTTTGAAAGGGGTACCCCTTCTGAAATAGACAACTGGACAGCGGCCAGAACGCTTATCATGGTCGTAAAAGTTCCTGCTACTCCTGATGGCTTCTTATATAACATAGGAGCGTCAGCATCTACTTTTAGGGACGAGGCTTTATATTTCAACGGGTCAAACCAAATAGCTTTTAACGGTAATCATAGCACGTCACCTAGTAGAGTTATTACAGGAAGTCAGCCTTCCGCAGGCTTCCACATATTTACCTTGCAAATAGACAGTTCAGCTAATAATAGAGCAGTCGAATTATTCCAAGATAATGTGTCTCTAGGCTCTTTTGCTTCTATGGGGTCAAGTAATTTAGATCCTAACGAGCTTACAATAGGGGCAAATCCGGATGCTGGAGGTTATCAAGTGAGAGGGAGCTATACTAACGCTGGAATTGGTGAGTTTATGATTTACGATAGATTGCTCACGACAGATGAGTTATCCACTATCCACAGTCAACTAAACACTAAATGGGGGATATCTTAATGTATAAATTAGGAACATTAGAACAATTCAACACAGAAGATGCAGTAGCTAAAAAAGTCGCTGGATGGACTAACTTAGAGATTAAAAACGGCAAAGAATTTACCATAGAGGAGGAATCTTTTATTTCGACAAAATTGTTAAGTGTAAAACAAAACCCTAATGGATCGGATGAATATCTTTGGGAAAGTGAAAGCGGTGATATTGAGGACACTTTTAATATTTTAGCAATCTGGAATAAAAGCATTAAAGTCGACACAACTAGATGCGTTAAATACGTTATATATAATAACGATGGTGAATATATTTGCACAAAAGTTGAGCCAAACTCTTGTCTTAACTTCGGTTTTAAAGTTACTGATATTGAAATTTTCGACGCAAAAGAAGATTGTCTTTTACGAGCAGAAGAGCTTGAAATTAGTTTAGAGGAGGCCTTATAATGATTAAGCCTCATCAATATATAGAAGTATCTAACGAAGATATCAAAGCTATCAGCCTCGGGACATTAACTGCGGCCACCGGTTTCTTTTTTCAGAGGTTTTTTAAAAATAGGGATTCTTTGAATGATAGGGTGAGAAGGTTAGAAAGGAATCAAGCAAAGATGGAAGTTCAATTCAATAAAATGGAGGAATATTTACATGCCTCGGTCCACGACTTAAAAAATATGATTAATGAAAAGAGTTTGAAAGATAATATCGTTGATAATATATATAGTACAGTCAGCGATATCCAAAGAAGGATGACTAATGAAAAAAGATAGACCCTTAACATACCTACAGGAATTATTTAAATATCTCGACCCCAATGGTAAAACCCACCGTAGACAAGGCCAAATATTCATATTAACTATATCCTGGTGGTTAGGTTGCACAATATTCATTGCATCTTGTTTAATTATACTATTAACTTGCCATGAACAATTTATAATAATAATTAACGCTCTAAAATGAAAATACTCAAATCAATACTATCTACATTGCTTGTAATCTTCAACATGGTGCCTTATGAAGCTAAAAAGGCTATCTTTATATATTTACTTAAAAAGCTTGCTGACAACTCTAAAAATAAGCTTGATGATAAATTAGTGGCTCAAATTGAAAAAAAATTATAATGGAAGATTTATTCGATGACATATACACCAATTTGCAAGGCTCATTAACGTGAAAGTCTATATCTTTTTAATAACCGGCGTATTTATTGTTTTTATTTTATATTTTATATTTGATCAAATCAAAACGAGTGGCAAGCAAGAAGAGGAAATTAAATGCCAGAACCAACAAGTAATCATTCATCATGAAGTTATTAAAGAAAACAAGAAAGTTCAACAAAGGAAGAAAGCTTTTAAGCTCGCTCCTGTTAATGACAACATTAATTTCTTGTTCAAGAACAACTGTAAAGATTGTCAAGGTAGATAGCTATTGCGAAGGTAAGTATGAGAGTATTGTTTTGGTTAAAAAAGATTTTAACAACGCTACTAAAATCAGACAAAACGAAGAATTTAGAGTTACCTTCGACAAATTTATTAATCACACAGCAATACACGAGAAAGAATATGGCTTATGCGTTCGGGACAAAATCAAAGAGTAGATTAGAAACTTGCCATGAAGAGCTACAAAGGCTTTTTAATGAAGTTATTAAATATAAAGACTGTTCTATATTAGAAGGGGTCAGAGGCGATAAGAGGCAAGCAGAGCTATTTAAGGAGGGAAGATCCCAATTAGATGGAATAACTAAAAAATCAAACCATCAAGTAACAAAAGATAGGCCAAAGTCACTAGCGGTAGATGTTATGCCGTACCCTATTGATTGGAACGATTTAAAAGGTCATGCAGAATTTGCGGCTTTTGTTTTTGAAAAAGCAGTTCAATTAGATATTAAAATAAAATGGGGTGGGAACTGGAAGTCTTTCAAAGATAACCCCCATTGGGAATTAGACAAAAAATATTATGCTTAGTATATTAGTAGTTTCAATAATTGGTGGAATATCAAACAGAATAAGAGGCGGAACTCTAACCGACTATATAAGAACAAAACCAAAGCTAAAAGATTTTCTTACAAAGATTAAGTTATATAACTATAAAGAAGACGTTAGAGGTGAGCTAGACTACGTTAAGGACTTCAACGCCCTTGTTTTTGCTTCCTGCATCTCCTACGGCTTAGAAATCAGATCTGATTGGACTGGTCTTGCTGCTTTTATCTTGCTTTATGGATCAATGAGACTTGGAGGTTCTAGTGGATGGGGTGGCTATATTACTGCAATGATAGACAAAAAAATAGATCACAATAGAGATGATGTAAAGTTATTTGATAAATGGTTTAGAGGAAATGACGAATCAGTATTAAGTGGATGGGCTGCACTATCTTTAAGGGGCGTGATGTGGGCCACTACAATCCATATCGCTTTAGCTATTATTGAGTACATAGGATATGATGTAGCTGAATCATTCAAGCAAATTCCTCTACTTGGAATTGCGATGGGGTCTATTTATTTAGCTGCGATAGAAATATGTGAAAGGCTTACTTTTAGGGGTAACGGCTGGCAATGGGGTGAAGTTGCTTTTGGGGCTTATTTTTTCGGTGGAGTTTTCTGTCTGATATAGGAACTAATCTAAGTTTCGTACACCCATAATCATCAAACTTATGAAACGAGCAATGATTACGCTTTCCAATCGGAACATAATCACGAACACTACAACTAGATAAAACTATCAGTATTATTAGATAAACGTGTCTATAACGCACCAAGTTACTAAAACTGCTAAAGGAATAAAAACCATCTTTCAAAATAATATAAGTTGTTAATATCGCTAGGAAGGCCCGTAATCCTCCCTAGCTTTTTCTGCGAACAGAATCTTTATCTCTTCTTGTACTTCTTTAGCTCTTTAGCTGCTGCATTTCTTAAGAATCTAGACTTATCGCCACTTTCAATGGTTTTGTCAAGATCTTCTTTAAACTCACGAGGAGCGGTAAAGGTTATATACGCATATATGTCTTTTTTGTCTTTTGGTTTTCTTCCTGCCATGATTAATTAATTTAGTTTTTGTTATTATGCTATTAAGTTTTTTATTAGTCAATAGTCTTTAATTCAAATTTAATATATTCTTCGCCTTTATTTACTATTAGTTTATTAATTACTAACTTGTAAATAAGGTTGTCGTTAAATTTGTACTTCTTTTGTAAGCAATCAATAGTCATTTTCGCTGGATTATCTAAATCAGATCCTCTATTGCTAAATCCAAAATCCAGTACCAACTTGTAAGGAGGATTAGGAATGTCTATATCGGGAAGCTTGCCAATAAAATCGCTTTCAAAAGCTTTGTAATCTGAACTCTTGAACCTCCTCCCTTGCCACGCTTTATTAGTAGATAATGGTTTTATATTAACTTTTGGCAATTATAGCCTCCATTTGCTCTTTGCCATACTTAACAAAGTTTTTAAAGTTATATCCTACTTTACCTTCTCTATCAATCTCTAAATCGTAATACTCAAATAATTGCTCTTCAGTCGCTTCTAACTCAAGAGCTTCTTTTATGCGGCTAAAACTAAAGCAGTAGTCTGCTATTTCCAAAATTCCTCCTATATCTTCATTTATCCAGTAGCCGCTAAGGTGAATTCCATCCTCCGCTCCGTCCCCTGCGGTGAATTCGGTTCCGTCTTCCTCCCGATAGTGATTTTTAATCCAGCCGACATCACAATCGCCAAAGTATTTTTTAATAAATAAAGTAGTCACCTTATTTGTTGCTATATTCCAGTCTTTAATCTCCTGCATATTCTAATAATTTATCTGTTATCTTTAAAAGGTCTTCTTGAGTAGTGTTAAATTCCTCCTCCCATTTAACCCTATTCAATTTATGAAAAGCTTTATCACCTTTTTGATGACAATTATCACATAAGCTAATTGCTAAAAGGTCACTTGTCTTTGCCCCTGCCCCACACCCATGTTGATGGTGCATTGTAGTTCTAGTCGTTTGCTTCCATCCTTTTAAATAACATAAAGAGCAAGGTATTTGATGAATAGCTTCGGTTCTAGCTTTATCTTTATACCCTCTACGATACTTTGGATCTGGCTTAAGATAATTCATTCCAATCTTTGCTTATTTCTAAAAACCTTTCTTTGCTCTTTAATAAGAAGGTCTTTTTTCCCTCAACTCCATATTGGACATTGTCTCCTATGAAGTGGGCTACTATTGTTTCACCCTTTAAATTGATATATTTTTTCATGCTAGAATGGGATTTGTTGGTCGCTATTCTCTTCAACATAAGCATTAGCCTTAGTTTTATTGTGTTGGTCGATATCATCTACCTTGTTGAGTAATTGCAGACTAGAGTTAAACCCCTGCAAAACAATTCTAGTCGTGTATTTTTCTACACCGTCTTTTTCATATTTATCAGTTTGTATCTTGCCCTCTATATAGAGCTTAGAGCCTTTTTTAACATAGTTTTTAACTATACTGACTAATCCACCAAAAACAGATACATTATGCCACTCAGTCTTTTCTTTCGACTCTCCACTTGACTTATCTTTCCATTTTTCGCTTGTAGCTAAAGAAAATCTAGCAATTTCTTTGCCGTCTTTGGTGTTTTTTATTTCTGGATCTTGTCCAACTAATCCGATTAGTATTGCTTTATTTATACTCATGTTTATTTCTCCTTTGGTTCTGGTATATTATTAAAATATTCGTTAATCTTTCTTAGTTCTTCTGGCAATAGTTCCATTTCAGACCAACCAAGCTTTAAGACAAGTTCTTCATAAATGTCTTTGATTAACTTAGTTGCTTCGTCAATAGTCATATCAGCAAAAGATTTAGGCACTTGATAGTTTTGTTGTAGTTTCTCGATCAAAAAGTTAAGCGTTTTTATAGTCATTTTTTCGCCTAGCAACTCTTTTTCTCTTTTAATCTTCATAGCTTCCTTGAAGGCTTCGTCATAGCTAGCAAGCCTAAGAATGCCAAACTTATACTTTAAAAGCTCTTTTGCATTATCCTCTGATATTTCTTTTCCTTGATACTCAGTAAGCCTTAGAGCGTAAAGTCTAACTATGCGGTAAATTCCTTTTAATTGCTGGTAAGTCTTACTTTTGTTTGTGTGTTTAAACTCAACGCAAAAGCTCTTGCCCGAGCCTAAATATTCAACAAGTGATTTGCTAATCTTTTCTTGCTCTTTGCCCCAAGTGGATTTTATATCAATGTCAAAATCTATTTTTTTCATTTATTCGGCAAATTCATTTCTGAGTTTATTCTCTGCCTTTGTTACTTCTGACATACCGTCTGCATGATACTTAGCTAAGTTATTATAGGCCGTCTTCACAGCTTTATCTTCTAGCCACCCCTCTAGTTCAGATACAGATCCAAAGCCTTCAATCTTAGCAACTAGTCTTTTTGTTACTTTCTTGTTTTCTTCTAGCAATGTCTCTTTCATATCCTTATCCCCAATCTTGGCTAGTTTTTGCTTATCTCCTTCTGGTTGCTTAGAAGCCTTATTGCCATCATCATCTTCTGCACCAATGTTAACTAAGGACTGCAAGCCATATCTTCTGGCGTATGTAATTCCAGATCCTTGCGCTTGAGGGTCATTTTGCTTGGCAAATAAGATTTCTGTAAGCGATTCTATTGTTTCTCCGGATTCATGAAGTAAAATAGTTTTAACAAAGTTTTTTCCTTCCACTTGAACAGTTGGCTGCAAAACACTAATTCCATTTTCATTCAGAGCGGGTAAGCAAGCCTCTCTCACTGAGTTCAAGTCCGCATATTTTGATTTAAAGAATGGGTTTTTACTTTCTTTTGTAGCATTTCCCATTGCTGATTGAGCCTTTACAAATGCTATTGCTATTTTAGTTCCTATTATCATATTTTACCTAATAATTAATTGTTAAATTCCTGATTTTCCCTTGTGCTATAAGCGTTATAACCGCTTTTCCTTGATCTTCTGTCATTTTTTCAAATATATCTAAAAAGTCCGCCAAGATCTCATTATGTATCTTTGCTTTATGCTCGTTATTACCGCTTTTAGGTTTTGGAGCTAAGTATTTAGCCTTTACTTCCTCGATCTGGTTTTTTGCTTCTTCTACTTGCTTATTAGCTTCGTCAATAGCTTTTTGAGCCTCCTCTTTAGCTTTGCGTTGCGCTTCTACTCTTATAGCTTCGTCTCTTTCTGCTTGAGCCTTTTCTTCTGCTTCTTTTTTAAGCCTAGCTTCTTCAATGAATTTAATTCTTTCACCTGTAAGAAAAGTTTTTTGCCTTTCTATTATCTCTAGCGCCTCATCTTTAAAAGCTAACCAGTCATAATCTTTTATAAGATCTAGCTCCTCAAGTTTAGCGTTGTTTGATTCAACTGATAAACTAGGGATAAATAATTTATCTTTAATTGATGATAACTTATCCTCTCTTTCTTTTACAGGAGCTAGGATTTCATCAATAACATTTCCTTTTCCGCTAACTAAGGTTGTAGTCAATAAGCTTCTGTTATCTGATATAGATTTTCCTTCTTCTTCCAAAGGAGTGCAAAACTTCTTTAGATCTTTTACCCATGCATTAGCCTCTTTTTTTAGCTTCTTAGCTTCTTCAATTCCTTCTTTAGTAGAGAAGTCAAATACTATTTTCTTTAGGTCTTTGAATTGCTCAATCTTTTTAGTTATTACTTCTTTATCGGTGATAATTGCTTTACTAAGTTCTAGCTGAATATCAGATATTTTTATTATTTCTTTAGTCATTGTTTTGTTGTTATTATTTATTTTCTTTTCTAAATTCTCCAAGTGCAGTATCTATTTGATCTTGAGCCTCTCTAACCTCGTCAGAGTTTAAAATTCTTTCTACAAAAAAAGATCCCATGTCTTTTTCAAAGTGTATTTCATTTATATAAATAGGCTCGTTTGTTTCTATACAATAGCGTGAAACATTAGCTATTAATTCATCTAAAGTATCCGCTTGGAAATTGTCATTAAGTGTGTACATATTACCTCGTTTTGTTGTTATTATTTCTCCATTCTACTAATAAGCTTTTTTATAGTCAAATACTTTTAAATATTAATTCATAAATCTTTAAAGCTTGCTTTCTGGCGGAGTTTTCCAACTTTTCAAAAGCTTCATCAGATCCTAGCCTCATTATTCTTTCTTTGCTTTCCACTTCTAACACAAAGTCTAATATAAAATATATCTTCTTTAGCCAATAATGTTCTTTACTTAGCTTTAAATCTTCGTGTGAGTTAAACATAGCTTGAGTTAAGTGGCGTAATATTAGAACTACTTTATGTCCGCTATACATTCCGTCTTTAGCCGTGAACTCCATTAAGCTTCTAACGTGCTTAAAAGTTCTTTTTGAAATCTTTAGTCGCTTTTTATCCTCCGGCAAAAGCTTATAGCTAAATAATTCAACGTAGCTTCTTAGTCTTAGACTCCTATGGTCGTCTAGCTTACTTGTTAATTGCCATAATGTATAAGGCACTAATAATAGTTGTGTTGCTCTTTTTTCGTTCATTTTTTTAATTGTTCTAGTTTTTCTATTCTCTTTGTGTTTTGTTCTTGTTGGTTTACGAAGTCGGCTAGGGTGCAGAAAGAATCAACCTCTCCCATCGGTATATAATTCCCAAAATGATAATCTTTCCCGCTTTTAAATATTTCATCACCACGGCCTTCCCATGACCACTCACTAACATCTTTCCAAATAGACCCCGCCAAATTATTAACACCTTTTACCTCTAAGGCCTTTGTTTGATTATCTTTAGACCCCGCCAAAGATTCTTCTTTTTTCTTTACATCTTGATCACTAAATTGATTTTCTTTTATCCCACCAACATTTGTGTCGGCGACATCCTCTTTTTGAGCGTCTAGGACATCTAAAAGGTTTTGTGCTGTAGACACTAAAGACGTAGTTGATTCAAACTTTCTATACTCTATGTCTAGTAATTTTTGAAGTTTCTCCTTAGCCTCCTCTATCGTTTTCCCGACATCAGGAATATGGTCACCTTCTAATTGGGTGTTATTCGACCTATTTAAATCTTGGTCTGGTATTTCTTCAAATAAATATTCAAATAGATTTAAAGAATAAGGTTTTCTGCATTCAGTAATTACCATCACCCCAATTTCATCTGCTGCCACTCTAAAAACCTTTACTTCAAATAGTTCTGTTTTATGTTTATATCTCTTCCCTACTTCTGGTAATTTATTTGTCATAATCTCCTCTTGTTGCTGTTAAAAAATCTTTTTCTTTATATCCCGAAACTTCTATTTGGTAGTCTTTAATTGAGCTTCTTAAAATCAAAGTAGTCATTTTAGGATTAGGTGGCTGTTTCATACCAAATATATGCCAGCTAGAAGATAATACATCTCTTATTTTTCTCTCTTCCTTTATTTCTGCTAGTTTCAACAATAAATAATTCACCTCTGAAATAAGAAAAAATAAAAGAAAAGGTAATAATAATCCTAGCATTACGCCAGAAGTGCTTAAAAAGTTGTGTATAAATTCATTTGTCATTATTTAACTCCTTCAAAATATGTGCTATCACATCAACTGTCCAGCCATTGCCGATAATACCCTTAGCTTTTTGATTATTACCAATCGCATTTTCAACATAGCCCTCTGGAAGTGTTTGAATCCGCTCGCATTCCTTAGTTGATAGACTTCTTATTTTACCCTCACTTGAAGGATATTCTTTTCTGTCATCTATCTCCCATAACTCCCTTTGTCGAGCAGGGTTGCAGCCTTCAAAAACAGATTGGCCCATACTCTTTCCGAAATATCTCCTTCTTAAATACGACTGCGATCCAGAAAAACCTTCATACCTTTTTGTAATACATAATGATTTATCTCTATCAACAGTCCCACTCTCTAGAATATCTCTTAGCGATATATTCTTATCAATTGGTTGTGTCACGCCCTCTATATTTGTCCAGTAATATCGATCTCTTAAACCAGCCGAAACTAAACTACTATTTATTCTGATTGGATCAACTCCAATTTCATCATTTAATATCTTTAAATATTCTGGTTTCATTTTTACATTTTCAAACAAGAACTTAACATTTGGATTGTACCTTCTTATCTCAACTAGTATATCCGTCATGCTATAAACTAATTGACCTCGTTCGTCATTTAACCCTTGTTGTTTACCAGCTAACGACCAGCTTTGACAAGGAAAACCTGCAAAAAGAATATCTATTTTAGAGAAATCAATATTCCACTCTCTCCATTTGGTAACATCTCCTAAATGGATCGAATCTGGATAATTAAATTTCAAAACGTCCATACTTAATGGCTCTATCTCACTAGAATAATATTTATCAACTTTTATTCCAGTCCTTTCTAGTGCAATTCTGCCACATCCAATTCCATCAAATAAACTTAACACTCTCATTATTTAACTCCTCTTAATTTATAATCCTTAGCTGAAATACAGCCAGTTTCTTTGTTACATATCTCACATTTAACCTGGTTAAACCATAGCTCGTCTCTAACTGCCTCGCCTCCAAGATCTTTTGCACATGGTACGCAGATTTTTGAGTATGGTTTTAGGTTATTTGTCATTGTTTAACTTTTTTAAGTTGTTAATATTCTCTTTTAAAAGCTTTATTCTTTCTTCGTCAACTTTCACCCACCTATCAATAATAGCAGCCCTTGTACCTCCTCCAAGATTCCAAGATGCTAGCGCAAGTATCGGTATCTTTCGCTCTATATGGTATATCTGACGCTCTATATCAGTAATTTCACTTTTATTTGTCATTTCTTATTTCTTTTAATTTACCTGTAATTGCTGACTCAATTTTAAATGCACAAGATCCACACAATTCTTGCGTATAATCCGTTTGAAGGCGATAGGATTTTTTAAAGTTTAATACGACAGTTCCGTAATTTCTCCCATCATCACTTTTTAGATCATGTTCTTTTTTGCAGCAATCGCATACTTTTATTTCTTTAGTTGCCATTATTCAACCCCTCATTATTAACAAAAATCTTTAAAGTCCTACCTTCGTCTTGATAGCTTAATTCCATTTTGCAGTTATTATTAATATAAACCCTTCCAGATTCGTCTATTACTTCTAGTCTTGTTAGCTCTTTGTTTTTAGCCTCATAAATCGCACAAGCCTCATCAAAACCTGCTTTATTAGCTATTGATTCAACCATCTTTTTTGAAATAATCTCTTTTATTCTTTCTTCTAAAGTCATTTTACTACCTCAAATTCAATTTTAAATATAAATGGATTGGCTTCCCACTTCTCTTCTGGTTTTTTGTGGGTTGCGTTCCAAGTGGCCATAAAAGCATCTCGCTCGCCTAAATAACCAAGATGAACCATTCCAGAATTGTCATAGGATCTAACCCCTTCCGCAATCGCATCTTCAAAACTAATGCTTTGCAAACGCTCAACTGATATATCTTTAATGCGTAGGGTTATGCGTGATTGGTGTTGTTTCATGTGTTGGGCTGGCCTTTTATCGTACATTTCTTTTTCTTCATAGTTAATGGTCTTCCCCCACATACATTCCCACTCCCCAAGAACATCTTTATACCAAATTTTTTCCTGATAAAAACTCTCCTTAACAAAAACCAAGTCTCCTATTTGGTGAGGGGATTTAATTGTTCGAATACCGCCAAATTTATCTTCAAAGCAAAAAATATCTGAATATTTTTGAAATGATGGTGCATGAGCTCCACACGGCTGCGGTTTAATAACCAACCTAATCTGACCCTTATCACCAGCTAAAATAGCGTTTACTTCATTTGAAGTGCATTTTATTCCTTTCATTTTACTCCCCTAATTTAATTATGTTATCTTGCAAAAGCTTAATTAATAGACGTGCAGCGATGTTGGCTAGTGATTCGTTTCTTGCATCTATTTCAGCATATTTCCATAAGCCATTACTATCTCTATAAAATAAATCACGATATTCCAATATCCTATAATAAACCAGATCATTTACTACTATCAATTCTGGCAAAGCCTCTAGTATTGTCTCTAAACCATAAGCAGGAGTTTCTATTAGATAATTCCCTACAGGGGATTCAGCACTAATAAGTCTTCCGCTTCTAGTATATCCATCGCAATAATCACTATTAAAACCCAATTCTTTTAGCTTCTTTGATGTCTCTAAGTTTGTTACTTTCATAGTTTATTTTGATTTAAATTTACAAGAAAGGCCGCCTTTACTCAAACCTATATAGTTATAGCAGATAACCTCTTTATTTTCACACCTATAAAGATCGTAGCTGACATTTTCACAACGATCAAATTTATATTGACTTGTATTCTCTCCCCATGCCATAGCCTCACTAGATACTAGCATTAGTATTATAATTAGTTTTTTCATTGTTTAGTCCTCTTGTTGTCTTTTATCGTATTCAATACTGTTTATATTAAAAACTTTCATACACTTGCCATCTTTAAAATCAATTACGCAACAATGTTGTAATAGACCATTATTAGGTATGAACTCCTCTATATTAATAACTCCATTTTGGCCAACTTCAAAATAATCATAATTTTCATCTATACCATTTTCGATGTTTCCATATTGTCTCCAATTATAAATAATTTTGTGTACCGAATTTTCAATTCTACTATCACTATAATCCGTCATTTATTACCTCTTTTAGTTGTTAAATTTATTAAGTTTTGACTTAAGTCTAGCAATTTCAGTCTGCTTTTCTTGTAATCGCTTAGAATAGTTATTGTCTCTAATTTTAGAGCTAACTCTAGCTTCCCAATGTAACTTGTCCTGTCTTTCTAATAGAGTGATTATTTTAGCCTGTTCTATGATTTTTTGATAAGGGTTTAGTATTGTCTTAATCTTTGGAAAAAGGCTCTTTTTAATGTTATTTTTCTTCATGTTGTTTTTAGTTGTTAATTAATATAATCTTTAAGCGGTATCGACAGGATTTTAACCTGCACATAAGTTATTTAGACTTATTTGGTACCTTTTCGCTATTGACTCCTGCAGAAGAATAGCACCATAGCATTTTTCAACCGTATATCTACGACACAACATGCGTACAATACCGCCAAAAGATTATATTCACTATGTTTGGTGCGGAAGGCAAGTACGACCTTTTCGATTATAACAATAATAGTCAGTTGTTCACACTTAATATTATTGTAGCTTCTCTAACTGTTCAGGTTAGTGTTTTTCTATAAACTACTTCCGCATAAAGTCTAGCAGCCCTAAGACCCTAGACACGGCAGAATCTAGCTGGTGGCCATTGTTAAGAGGGCTTTAGATTCCACTTGCGAGAGCGACTCACCTTATTTTTTATTAATATCACCTGAGCTTGTGACAACATCACCAGAGACCTTACCGCAGACAACATCACCACTACTAGTGATGACAGATCCATTAACACTTCCTTTAATTGAAACATCACCACTACTAGATCGAACGCTATTAACATCGCCAGAAATACTTATACTGTTCGCATAATCAACTTCTAGTTTATCAATATTAGACCCAATCTCTATTCTAATGTCTTTAGCGTCTGGCGTTTGGTCTTTACCATCAACGAAAACCTTATTCCCTACAATCGTAACATTATTACCATTATAACTATTACCATTAATGTTAATAGTACCACTTGAAGAGTAGCTCGAAACAAAATTATTTTTACCAAAAAACTTCATATAAGTTTATATTTTAATTAATAAATCGCCGTCTTTCCGAGCTGTCAAGCTTGTATCACCAGATAAAAAAGGAATCGAGACCTTTCTCTTACCAAATGTCGCTACCTAGCAGAATCGAACTGCATACTTTCGCACTCATCACTTAAAGCCGTGCAAGCTTACTTCATTAAGTAATAAATAATTGCATCTGCAATATCTGGATCTCCCCAAAACATAATTATTAATATTGCTAAAGCAAAACTATCTAACTCCATATTTGTATTCTTCATATTATCTATTTAATTCTTCAAATCTACTCTTCCACGTTTCTTTATTCATTTCGCAAATCTCTAGTTTTTTAGTTAGCTTTTCCACCTCTTCGCTATCACTAGGGACCTCTAACAAAGTCAGAGCGTCTTTAACTACATAAAATACTTTTGTGCCCTTAAAGTCCTTCTCTAGTAATGACAATTGAGCTTTTAACTGTTTTATTATCTCTTCTTTATTCATTTTTATATTTCCATTTTAAATTATATTTTTTAAAGATTTTATCATCTTTAAGTCTTTCCAACATCGTCATTGATATTTTTTTCTTCGAGCTAATTTTTAGAGCTTTTAACATTTCTTTGTGTGAATGATATTTAACTCTATACGTCTCGGACATAATAGTTGCTAAGTTTTTAATTTCCTCATCGCTAAAATCATTAAAGAAAACTCTATTTAGATGAATCTTAGAAAATTTCTTAGGCTCTCTTTGTTTAATTTTCCACTCATATTCAAGATTGTTTTTCTTGAAAGTCTCTTTACTTATCGCTAAAGCATAAAGTCCGTGAGATAAATGGATCTTATATCTTTTTTCAAGATACTTAATCATTTGCTTTTTGGTCTTAATCTTTACCTTAAATTTTTGCGCAATGTTAGTTGCTAAAGCACAAACTTCTTCATCAGTAACCATTAGCTTTTGTAAGTGAGCTGGGTAAGTCTTAGAAAAAACCTTTTTCTTTTCTGGTTTTTCAACGTGAATAGATTTCCACTTCCATTTTAGATTATACAATTCAAAAACTTTCTTAGATTTTAGTCTTCCGTAAATTTGATCTGCAAGTCTAACCCCATATTTATTTTGCAAGTAAGCATTTAGATCTTTATGAAGATTAAACTTTACTTTGTACAAATTAGATATTTCAGTTGCAATCCGCTTAACTTGATTGTCGCTAAGATATTTAAAGACTGTATCTTTGTTGTCGGGCGAACTAAGCTTAATCATTTTATTGTTAAACTTATTAACGCAAACTTCGCAACCTAAATATAAATCTAGTGGCTCAATCTGAGTATGCGTACATCCTCTATTAAAACAATTATTCATGGCTAAGACTGTATATATTCCTTTTTCCACTCGTTTAGATCGAAGCTAGAGTTTTCTTTCACTATCTCGCTCATTCTAGTGTAATTTCCTTCTTCTAGTAAGTAGTCATAGAGAACGTCTGCTGAATGAAAGCGATGCTGAAAGTATTGAACTAAATCTTTTTTGTTGTCTCTGTAGAATTTAAACATATTACCTCGTTTTGTTGTTGTGGTGTTAATTTACTATTAAGAGAAATAAGAGTCAACCCCTAATATAGAAAATCTTTTAATGTTATTGCCCTCTTCTGGTGAGCCAGCTTCTTCAAGGCTTTAGCCTCAATTTGTCTAACTCTTTCTCTAGTAACATTTAAGCTTTTTGCTACTTGTTCAAGTGTCATAAAATACTCTGTATTAACTCTAGGAGAATTAACCTCCTCCCAAAAACTAGAAGCATTTTCTGCTAGATTCTCGTAACCTTGCCTTGGTAAATATAGTGTTTTCATGTTAAAAATTATTTTCCGTAAATCTGCCAAACTCGCCATCAAGTACAAATGGAATCTCACCAGTTTTCCCGTCTCTATTTTTGGCAACTATCCATATTCCGGTAGTTGAATAATAACTATCTTTTCTATCCCCTTCCTCTAACTCGTCTCTATGAATAATTATTGCTACATCTGCGTTTTTTTCAATGGCGCTTGATCCTTCAAAGTTCGCAAGTGTTGGTTTTTCAACTCCCGACCTATTAATTTGAGCTGCCGCAACCATAGCAATATCAAACTTTTGAGCCATAGATTTAAGAGCCACTACATTTTTACTAATCTCCATTGTTGCACTCATATTTCTGTCATTCTCATATCTAATATGTTGGACATAATCAACGGCTACTAAATCAACTGGCTGTTTTTCTAGTTGGTTTTTTATTACCCTATCAATGTCACTAGCTTTTAAATCTCCAGAATCATCAATAAAAATTCCTATTTGTTTTAATTCCTCTTCTGATCTAGATACATTTTCATATTCGACTTGATCCATCTTATCATGCTTAATTTTCCAGCCTGCCACGCTTGCCATATTTGACAAAAACTTTATCGTCACTCGTTCAGAGTCAACTTCTAGCGAAATGAATAAACATTTATTGCCTGCCCTAGACGATTTTAAAACTATTTCTTGAAGCATTGTAGTTTTTCCGACTGCTGTCCTGGCCCCGATTATAGCCAATTGCTTTGAATAAAAGCCGCCATATAATTTATGATCTAGCTGATTAAATCCAGATGAAACAATTTTAGGCTTTATCTTCAGCTCTCTTTTTTCTTTAATAATATCCACAACCTCTGATATGTGTTGAGTCTTTCTTTTAGAGTCTTGGATGTGTAATCCAGCTAATTCATTTTCTGTAAAAGCTAAAACCTTTTCAAACGACTCAGTCTTTAGCATCTCGTTAGATTCTAACTTTATTCTTTGAAAATCTCTCTTTAGCCAAAGTTCCCGAATAACCTTTGCGTGTTCTCTAACTCCGTTGATATAATCGAGGCTTTCCATTAAAACTTTTAGATAACTACCTTTTTCATGCTGGTTAAAAAACTCTCCCAGCGTGATTGAGTCTGCTTTAATTTCTGTCATCGTTTGAATTAGATGAGTGTATAATTCTTGATGAAACGTGATTGCAAAATGCTTAGGCTCTATTATGTCCATTACTTTAGCAATATTACTGTTGTCCATTACTATTGCGCCTAAAATAGATTTTTCTGCTTCTTCGTTATAATATTCAGTCATAGTTTAGAATTTAGGTTCAAATCCGTTAGTGTTTAAATCACTAGCTATTTTATTTTTTATTTCAGTTTTCAAGTTGTCTGGTAGATTTTGGTATTTGTCATAGGCTACTTTATCTTTAAACCAAATTTGTGCTTTATTTGAGGCTGAGACTATAATTTTAGTAAGCAAGGTATGCTTGGCTATATTATTAATAAAATCGACTGTACATTCATTTCTGTTTGATTGTGATAGGTTTTTATCCTCTTGCTTACCCTCCCAAGTCAAAAGTTTCTGTTTCCAGTTCTTGACTTGATTTCCTTTTGCATCTTTCCAATTTCCAGCATCATAATAATCAAAAAACTTTTTAGCGTTCACGGAATTGTTTCTTGATTGGCAATAATCTTTTACCTCTTGCAAAGTAGGTGGTGTAAAACCTTTAGGTTTTTTTGCTTTAGTTTTTAATTTTGATTTACATTCTACATCCTTATCCTTATCTACATTAACATCTACATTAACATTAACATTGCCTTCTGGTTTGCTTATCTTTTGCTTATCTTTTGCTTCTGTTTTGCTTTTTTTATCTTTGCAACCGTTAGCCCATTTGCGCCTATTCGCATCAAGATTCGGTTGTATAACTGTAAATATAGCCTCTGGTACAACTGATAAATCTAGTGATTCACCATCAAGTGCATAGCAACAAATAGCATCGAATAACTCCGCCTTGTCTTTAGCTGGTAATTTTCTTGCTGCTTGGTAAAAGCTACGATAAAATATAAAACTATCTCTTGTTTTCTGTGTCATGATTATTTCCTGAATTTCCTTGTTGATTAACTGAGTCTTGGATATCTAAATAAAAAAAGTTCCAGTACTTTTCAACTGCATCAAGTATTATTTGAGGCGTGCTGACGGATTTAAGCTCTTTCATAAGCCTTCCTAACTGTCTTGTCTTTATTTGTTTAATATTTTCCTGAATTTCCATATTTTCCTATATTTGTTGTTAGTGGCCGGCGAGGTATCACCGACCACATCATCAAAAGCCTACGTTGCATAAGCCATTAATAACAACGTGTTTATTATTAGTTATTAGTTTTTGATTGTCAATTTTATTTTCTTTCTACCACATTTATTTTTAGGGTAACTAAGCTTATTTTCTAAGCAATATTCTCTTAGCCTCCTAGAAATTGTGCTTTCACTAGCTTTAAGTTCTAGTTTTTTAGATATCTGAACAAGGGATAGACCTTCTTTTTTTAGTTCGTATATTTCTTTCATTTTGTGTATTTCCAAGTTAAGCCGTAATCTGGCATGAGTTCAGATAGTCTAGTTAGTATATGAGATGTGAGCGTAGTATCATATTTTTCATTAAGATAGTCTACTAATCCAGCTTTCCCCCTAAATTCGATCTTATACAATTCAGACGCTTCTTTTAAGATTGGATAAATTAGCCGGTTAGGTATTCTGTCCATAAAAGCACCCTCTTCAATTTTGTTTGAATTTTCAGTATCTTTTTGCACCTTTTTCATTCTCCTAGTAAATTTTTCTTGGCAAGCTGCACATTCATAGTTTAGATCTAAGCCCCAATCAACGCAGTCTTTATTTTGGTTGATACAAACTTGTTTAATCTTCAATTTTACCTCCAAATTTAGCTGCGTGCATATCCTGTATTTCTTGCTGACTGAACATAGGCGGCCTTTCTTTTGGCTCGTTTAAAGTAAATATCCAAGCGTCAACAGTCACTTCTATTCCTGCAATATCCTTTTTATTTATTGTTATTTTTTCCATGGTTATTTATTTAATAGTTGCCTTTGTAATGATTTGAATCTTTTTTTAGAAAATCTATTATCTCTAAAATCAGATCTGCACCTCTTGATCTTATCTATCAATCTAAACTTAGAAGATACTAAAAAGCCAAAATAAAGCCCAAAAACAAAAAGAAAAATATTAAGCATTTTTACTCCATAGTTTATTTACAAAAGAACTAGCTGGACCGCTAGATAAAAACTCTATTTGAGATACTAATTTTAGTTGTGATTTACTCATTAAACTTATCAACACTTCACAAGCTGTATCTAGTCCTAAAACTTTATAAAGACAGTATCTTTGAATTAATGTGAAATTTTTATATTTATGTAGATTATTCATTTTTTACCTCGTTTGTTGTTATCGATAAACCCACTGTAAGAATATTGAAAGTATTATGCAAGTATTTATTTAATATTTCTTAAATTAATTTTTAGAGCTACTATTTAAAGGGTCTCAAGGGTTATTTAATTAAATTATTTGACATATAAAACTAATAAACTTATTATTATCAAAGTTAATAACAACGCAATTAATTATGATTAGAATAAACGGTTACACAATAGACGAGTTAAGTATATTTTATAATATACCTTCCAAAACAATTTACCGCTGGAATAAGTATGACCCCGAAAACACATTTAAAAGGATAATTAACAGAAAGATAGCGGATAATAAAAAGCTAAAAGTTCAAAGAATAAGCGAAATAAAAAAGCAAGTAGAGAAGTCAAATAAAAAACTCCGCAAAGAGGAATTAAAACTAAATCTTATTATACTTGGGGCTTTCGTGTTAATATTAATCTTTTTAATTTGGGTGGCAGTATGAAATATAAAATAGAAAATGTAGAGGTTGAGGCTATTCAATGGAAGGGTGGACTGGATTTAAACATAATAACAGATTTTCTCAAAGAGTTAGGTTTTAGAATGTTTTGCGTAGAAAGAAATCGTAAATTTGGAACTAGCCTTGATGTCCATGCCAATACTTTATCTCATTTAAGCCCTATAACTCTAATGGAAAATGATTATTTAGTAAAAACAAAGACCTCTTTATTTAAATTATCAGAACAAGACTTCAACAACATGGTAACTAAAGTAAAAGAGCCTAAGTTTAAGGTTGGGGATAAGGCTTATCTTTTAGGGTCAAGAGCCATTTGGTTAGATAAAGTTACTTCAATTACTATTAAAGGATGGTATATATTAGATTCTGATGATGAATGTGAATACGAAGAGTCTGAGCTTCTCACACTAGAAGAAGCAATAGAAAAACTAAAGGAGCTATAAATAAATTAAAATAAATACTTGACACCCTAATAATTAGGGTTTATATTTCTTTCAACGGGCAATTAGCCCACTTAACAAAATAAGGAGAAAATTATGAAAAATTTAAATAAAAGATTAGAAGAAATTAGAAGTGGAAAAGATTTATCTTCTAAAAACACTTCAGATAGAAAGGCTGTAATAGTAAAAAACAAGATTTCAGCAAGAAAACTTAGTTTTGGTGTTCAATTTTGGAGCTTAGAAGATATTAAGAAGAAAGTTAGCTATAGCTACAATATCAAATATGAACTAGTAGAGATTTATTAAATGAATAAACAACAATTCAAACAAGCCCGCAAGACCCTAAATCTAAGTTGTGATAAATTCGCAGAAGAGCTAGGATTAACAGGCAAACATCGTGATAGATGGATAAGAAGACTAGAAGACACTAGAGAAGAGGCGGAAAAATTCCAGCCAAATCAAAGATTAGTGGATAAAACAAAAGCACTTCTTAAAGCGCATAAGTTAAAAAATAAATTAATTAAGGAGCTATAAGGATGACTAAAGACATTAAACAAATAAAGGATATATAAACACAACTAGACACATTATGGGTATGGGTAACGAAAAAGGAAGGTCGAGACATAAAGCTACTTTTATTTACTTTAGTGAATTAGAAATGGTATTCGATGAACTTGGAATAAAGAAGAAGAGATATGAGTTTTGTGGTGTTAGTCAGGTTCAATACTACAACTGGAAGAAGAAAGGAAGGGTGCCAGCAGATAAATTTTGGGCTTTTCAAAAAGAAATGTGCGTTTATTTAGACAAGGAATGCCTAAGAAAAAAAGTTGCACTTGGTATAATTGAAAGAGAATATTTAAAAGAACTAGCCGAAGAAGACTAAAAACAACACTTTTCAACCAAAAACCCTAAAAAACTACAACCCTTTAAACATTGACTTGAGGCAACTTCGCTCACACGGTGGAGACAAAACACTTGCTTGGTAGTAAAATGGGTTTTATCATGGGGATATAACAACAAATTAACTAAACATGGATAACATAATTAAAATAAAAGAACCAAAAGACGGCTTTAAAATAGATGAGGCCTTTGCAGAAGCACTAGGCAAGAGACTAAAAGAAAAGCAGCCAAATATTGAACCAGACATGGGCTTAGTAATTAGTGAAGCTATCTCTTTATTTCTTGAAACATATGAAGTTAAAAGCAATATTGTTGTATGAGTAAAATAGGAAAAGCCATATCATTATGGGATAAAAACACAGAGATAAACGAGTTCATCAAGAATAAGTTAGGCGCAAAGACTAAAGAAGGTACAACACACGCTGACCAGATAGTAGATAATGCAATAGAGCGCGCTAAATATGAAGAGAAGCCCGAATGGACTAAGTTATTATTTGATAGCTCATCAAGCAAAGATGACAAGGGCAATACTCAGATCAATTTCTTTGGGGCAATAGCCGAATCAAGCAATGAGAACATCAACAAACTTGTGGACGTAACCCCTAAAAAGAAAACAATAGAGGATTTAATATGAAGATAATTGCTACAATTACAATGATACTACTAAGTTCAAATGCTTACGCCTTTAACTGCGGCTTTAAGCCATTTAAACCAATGCAATGTATGAATGGTTATTATACCTGCCAATGCAACATGAGTGGTCAATGTCAATGGGTTTTGCAGGGCTGTTAATAACCAGTCACACTATCCATATCACCAGCCATATCATCAAAGTCTTCATAGTATTCATCAGCTTGTTCAGGAAAAGACAGCATTAAATCCGGATCTTTAATTCTCGCCAAGCAATCAAGCATATCATCATGCTTGGGAGTTGGGAACTGTAAATACTCTTCATCAATAAATACTTTAATTAGGTTATGTTGCTTTCCTTCGTAATCAGTATAAAGCTTCTCATAAGGAAAGTATATCTTTTGATTCTCGAAGTCTGGTATTAGTTTAGCAATCCTGTCTTCTTTCTTAGTCTTGCCACCTAACGGTACTATTTGAAAGTGGTAGCGCAACTGGTCTTGCTTCTCTTGTATATGCTCAATATCCGCTTGCATACCGTATTGCTCATATCCTACTAAGATAGGCTTATATTTATTAACCAGTTTAAACAGCTTATCAGTCCTTTCTTTTAGGTTTAGTCTATCTCTTATCATATCAACTACATAATAGTTGCCATCTTCACCAGCACCAACAACAAACATTGAAGTATAATCACTTTCTTTCTTCTTGGAGTTGGCAGGGTCAACAATGATATACTTATTCAATACCTGCTGGGGGTTGTAACCTCCATAATATCTAAGCCATTCTAATTTAAAGTTCTGTAATGAATTAGCGACTGGGTTAAGTAGTATCTGACAAGCAAAGTTATAAACGCCCTGCTTCTTATATTTAATCTCTAACTCCTCTTTAGTTAGTAGATAAGCTTCACTATTGTTATCTATTGGCCACTTACCATCTATGGTCGCTGGGTACTTTCTTAACTTAAATGTACCACTATCAATAATAGCTTGCGTTGTATCATTAGCAGCGTAAGGAGTGCCAACTGCCCTATATATACCGCCTCTTGTTCCAATGTTATCTGACAGACCCCAAGCTTTAGTGGTCTTTTGAATCATCTCAGGGCTTGTCACCGTGTCTTGAGTAACAATATCATCATAAAGGATAGTATAAAAGTGTTTACCCGTTGGCTGTGCGTCAACTAAGCCCCAAGCTTCAACAGTAGATTCTTTTGGTGCTGATTTTCTTTTAACAACAATACCCTCATCCTCAGACCACTTAGGACTTTGGCCTTTCGGGTTAGAATAAAATACATCAGGAAATAATTTAGTAAGAGGAAGGCTAGGGCTTTCAAAGGTAACTTTGATTTCACGCAAGAAAGACTTAGCAAGTGGTCTTGTTACTGAAAGAATACCAATAGTTGTTTCTCGCTCCCATTCAGGCAACGGATCCTCTCCATGACTCGCAATAATATCTTGAATAGACTTACCATAAGTTATAATAGTTGATTTAAAATGTTCACGACTCCATAAGTCTAGGTGGCCATTAGGAGCGGCTTCCACTTCTTTACACCTATCCAGTAACCATTGTTTAGCTATATAATGTTTATTGCATCCATACCATAACAAAAAGAATAAGTCAGTTCTTAGTATCAACCTTTTGAATTTAACTTCCTCCATGAAAGCGGCTTCTCTTTCGATTGGGTCTTTTATTAGCTTGTTCTCATCGTGCTTGGCTTTCAATCTTTTAAGGAAGGCTTGATACTCTTCTATCGTCTTATAATGTAGCAATGGGGACTTAGTCATTTTTAAATACTATATGTAGTTGCAAATTAATTATTGACACTATATATAGTATGTATATAAAAAATAATCAACTACATATAGTAGTTTGAATTTACTTGACACAACATATAGTAATGAACTTAGAACAGATACTAAACTCAAATAATCTTGCTGAAAATCTTAACGATGATGAGAAGGCTAAAATATCATCACAAGTAACAGAAAGATATAACGATGATTTACAAAGTCGTAAAGATAAGCAAGAGAAGCTAGAAGAAATAGTTAAGCTTTGTTTATCGATCACAAACGATAAAGCTTTTCCTTGGGCTGGAGCTTCTAACACTATCTATCCTCTTATTTCAACCGCAATAATAGACTTTGGGGCTAAGTGCTCACCGGAGATACTAAGAGATGATTCTATTGTTAAAGCTAAAGTGATTGGCAAAGATGATGGAAAACCTGCTTATAATGTAGCTGGTGAAATAATGATGGATGAAGAAACGGGGATGCCTAGATTAAAAGGTGTATCAGAGAAGCAAGAAAGAGGTGATAGAGTATCTGCTTACATGAACTATCAGTTAAGCGAAGAGTTAGAGAACTGGCAAGAAGATACGGACAGATTACTTGTTAGTATTGCCGCAACTGGCATGATGTTTAGAAAGACATACGAGACTGAAACAGGGATTGAGAGTGAGTTAGTTTATCCAGATAAATTAATACTACACGATAAAACAACTAAGTTTAGTAAGGCTCCTGTAACCCATATCATTGAACTGTACGAAAACCAGATTCAAGAGAAGATAAGAAGAGGAAACTTTATTGACTTCGATTATACTGATGAAGGCGAATCAACAGCCCAAGTAACTGCTAATGACTTATCTAATGCACAAGATGAAACAAGTGCAGGGAATGTTAATAGTGGACTTCATATATTCCTAGAGCAATGCTGCTGGTTAGATTTAGATGGTGATGATTTCTTAGAGCCTTATGTTGTAACTATACACAGCACAAGCAATACAGTTGTTAGGATAAAGCCAAGATTTAAAAAAGAAGATATCGAAAAGAAGGGTAAAAAGATTGTGTCTATTAAAGCTCACAATCCTTATACGCCTTATTCATTCTTGCCTTCCCCAGATGGATCGTTCTATGGTCTTGGTCTTGGCCATTTATTGTTTAACTTGAATAAGTCAATCAACACATCAATAAACCAACTAACAGACGCTGGAACTTTACAAACAACAGGCGGTGGATTTATAGCTAAAAACCTCAAGATAAGAGGTGGAGCTTTTAAAATGAAGCCTAACGAATATAAAATGGTTGATTCTTTTGGATCATCCATCAGAGATAGCATAGTTTCTTTACCTACGCCAGAACCCTCACAAACTTTATTTGCATTATTAGGGTTTCTTACGCAGTCAGGAAAGGAGCTAGGCTCATTGCGTGATGTCTTAAACGGTGAAAACGCCGCTAATGTTCAAGCTACCACAATGATGGCTTTAGTTGAACAAGGTATCACGCAATTTAAGTCTATTTACAAAAGAATATATAGAAGCCTTAAAGGTGAATTTAAACTAATCTACAATCTTAATGCTGCTTCACTAACTAAAGAGAAGTATGCGGAGATTATAGACGAACCTTTAATTGATGTAAGCGTTAAGCAAGACTTCACTCTCAAGGGTTTTGATATTGTGCCAGTTGCTGATGTTGCAAGCGTAACTAATACACAACGCATGGCTAGAGCTTCTTTCTTGATGCAGTTCTTGAATGATCCATATATTGACCAATTATTACTAAGACAAAGAATATTAAGTGGGTTTAATATAGAGAACTATCAAGAGCTAATAACAGCTCCACCACCAGCACAACCAGACGCAAATACTATTCTTGCACAAGCAGAACTAACAAACAAAGAAACTAAACTCAAAGAAATTCAGATCAAGACTGCTGAAACTCTAGGTAAAATGGAGAAAGGCAAGTATGAGGTCGAGAAGATTATATCCGAGATTAAAGAGAAAGAAACTCAAGCATTGAAGAATATTTCAGAAGCTTTTGCTAAAGAAAGAGAAACAGTTTTAAAAACCGCTGAGTCTATCAATAGAAATATTGAAAGTAGGGCAAACAATAGAGAAAAGAATGAAATGGTTGAAGAGGCTCCAGAAGCCGAAGAACAAGAGTAATATTTATAAGAGTATCGAAGGGGCTGAATTAAACGAAATGGAGCTGAAACATTGGCTTTCAAACGACACAACCCTAAAGATTCTTAAGATACTAAAGTTTCACAGAACAGAGTTTTTAGAAAGCTTGGTCAATGATTCATATAAGACTGAAAGAGAACTAAACTTAGCCCTTGGAAGATGTAAGGGTTATGATGATATTATTTATCTACTTGAGGAAACGGCATCAAATCAAGACGATTTAGAGGCTATATTAGAAACTTATATCAACAATAGACAATCTTTATGAGCAATGAATCAGGAATAATACCTTTAGGATTTAAAGTTCTAGTGAAAATTAAAGAACTAGAAGAAACAACTAAGGGCGGAATTATAATACCAGCAGACACTAGGGAAAAGGAAGAGGCGGCTTCTCAAATAGCTACAATCGTAGATTATGGAAAGGCAGCTTTTACTATTGGTGTTGCAGACTTACCCAATGAATGGGATGTTCAACCAGAAATAGATAACGAGGTAGTATTAAATAGATACGCTGGAATAACTATTGAAGGCACAGACAAAAAGGAATACAGACTTATCAATGATAAGGAAATTTTAGCAATTTTAAGTGAGTAAATATGAGTGAAGTAGAAACAGTTGAAGAAATAAAGGCCAACATGGCTGAACAACCACAAGAACAAGAAGTTAACCAAGAAGTACAAGAAGAGCCTAAACAAGAGGAGCCTAAAAAGCTTCCCTTAAATGTAAGGCTTGATAATGCTTACAGATCCTTAGATGAAACAGGCAAAGAAGCTTGGTCACAAGGGTGGAGACCTGAAGAATTCTTCGTAGGAAAGCGCAGAGATGGATCTGAAAGGCCGTTTATAGACGCTAAGGAGTTTTTAAGTAAGACTAAAGATTCTCTACCGGTTGCTAATGATAGGCTAAGAAAGCTTACAGAAGAATTGGAAGAGACAAGGAGAATAGCTAAGAAGGCTGAGGAAAGAATATCCAAAGCTGAACAAAAAGGTTATGAAAAAGCATTAGCAGAAATAGAAGCTAGACAAAGTGAAGCAGTAGAGCTTGGCGATACTGAGGCTTTTAAGAAGCTTAAAGAAGAAGAGAAGGATTTAATCAATAGTAAGTACCAACAGCCAGAAGCTGTAGTTGAGGAAGTTGTTAAACCAGACGAGCAACCTAAGCCACAACAAAACTTACTAACTCCTAAAGAAGAGCAAACTCTTCAAGATTGGAGTGCTAGAAATAGCTGGATGAGGACTGACCATAAATTAGCTGGATATGCTATTGCAGCAGAAAAGCAGCTTTTGAACGAGAAGCCTTATTTATCTTTAAACGAAAGACTAAACATAGTAGAGCAGGAAGTTAAGGAAGTGTTTCATTCTAAATTTAATACTAGCGAGTCAAGCTCAATGTTTGATAGTGGCGTTAATAAAGGATTTGGATCAGCTCCTAAGCAAAAAGGATATGCCGATTTATCAGCAGAAGCTAAAAAGAATTGTGAATCCCTTATGAAAATAAGAGGAATCGAGGGTAAGGATAAAATCGAAAGATTTAAACAAACCTACGCAAAGAATTTTCAATATTAATAGAGTAAAAAAATGACTAGAGAAAACATAAAAGAAAAAGCAAAAAGCAATACTAACCTAAGAAACGAACGCTCAGATAGAGATAGTGGACTAGAAGTCGTATTGCCAGATGGAACTAAATTAACTCGTAAACCAACAGAAGCTTTAGGAAAAAGGGAAGGCAAATTAGCTATACCAGAAAAAGAAGGCTTCTCTAGAAGGTGGGTTAAAAATGAGATCCAGAGCAACTTACAACATTATATTGATTTAGGATATGTTCCTGCAACTGATATTAACGGCAGACCGTATGAAGCAATAAGAGGTGGATTGAGGAAAAACAACACCGAATATAATTTATATCCGCTAGAAATACCAACTAAGGAACTTGAGAGACTTAAGAAAATAAATGAGCAACTAGATCCGACAGTAAAAGCCCTTAAAAATCAAGAGAAATGGCTTAAGGGACAGCATGTAGACGGACTTACTTACAATCCTGATGGAGCTAATAAAATTGTTGAAAAAGACATTAAAAGCCCATCATCATAATAATTTTAATTTAATTTAAAAATGGCTAACTCAAATACACCGAAAGGCTTAGTGCCGATCAAAAACAACGGAGGAGAACTAGATACTAATTTCTATTATGTCAACTCTTCTTACGCTACTGCTTTATACATTGGTGATCCAGTGGTAAAAAATAGCACTTCCAATACTGCAAACGTAGTTGCGGGACAAAGAGAATTTGCTGCTGGCTCATTGCCAGAAGTAGAAAAAGCTACCGCAGGTGATGACAATGCTATTACAGGCGTTATCATTGGCTTCTTACCAAACTTTGACAATACTACTAGAAACTACAATCCTGCTTCAACTGAAGCTATTGCCGTAGTTGCTGATAGACCTGACCAAAGATTTGAAATCCAAGAAGAAACTGCTGGAACTGCTCTAGCTGCAACTTCTGTAGGTTTAAATGCAAACTTAGTTTACGCTGAATCTGGATCAACTGCAACTGGTATATCTGGTGCTGAACTTGATACTTCTACTCCTGCAACAACTGCTACCTTCCAACTTAAGATTTTAAGATTGATTGATAGAGTTGATAACAGCATTGGCCAACACGCTAAATGGGAAGTAAAAATTAACAGACACTCAGACGCTAACGCAGTAGTTGGCATATAATAATTAATTAAAAGGAGACAATTATGTCAGTAATGGTAACAGGGAATTTCCCTAAAGGACTTCAGATTGGTGCGCAAGCAGTAACTTTCTGGGGTGAATACAATGAAAAAGATACTTATTATAGTAAAATTTTCAAATCAATGAGCACAGACGAAGCTTATATGGAAGATACTCTAGTTTCTGGTTTTGGTATTATGCCAGCTAAGAACGAGTCTAACCCAATTAGCTATGATTCTATGAGTCAAGGTTATACTACTCGCTATACTATCCAAACTTATGGATTAGGCTTTCAAATCTCTTACGAGCAAAGAAAGTTCGGCAAGTCTATGCAAATCATGGAAAAAGGTATGAACCACCTTTCTCGCTCATTAAAAGAAACTAAAGAAATTGTTGCAGCTAACAAGTTCAACAACGGATTTAGTTCTTCTTATACTGGTGGTGATGGTGTAGAGCTTCTAGCTACTAACCACGCAACTAGAGCAGGAACTTTTTCTAACGAATTAGCAACTCCGGCTGACTTCTCAGAAGCCGCTTTAGAAGATATTCTAATTCAAATCTACAACGCGACTAATGATCGTGGTATTAGAATTGGTTTAAAACCTAAATCTCTTTTAGTTCCTTCTGCATTGAAGTTTGATTCTCAAAGAGTTGTTTATTCTGACTTACAAAGCGGAACTGCTAATAACGACCTTAACGCCGTTAAAGAAATGGGTATGTTGCCA